GCCCAGAAGCGCCCCGCCGCCCAGAAGCGCCCGCCGCAGCCCAGCGGCCATATCCGTGCCGAGCTGCTCGCCGAGCTGCGCCCCACCGCCGACGCCAGTGAACACCTGGGCCATCTCGGCGCGGATCGACGAACCAACCCCGCTGACCGCGGACGTCAGCTCGGTGCGCATGGCCGCGCCAAGGCCGGTCAAGCCCTCCCGGAAACCGGCGGTGACTTCGGTCCCGAGGGTGCGACCCGAGGCCGCCGCGGCACCCGCCGACGCGGCGGTCGCCGTTTGCAGGGCGGTGCGCATGGCGGTCGTTAATGACGCGGGCAGCAGCTCACGCAGCCCTGCGGCCATCGACGTCGCCAGAGCGGTCGCCGCCGTGCGCCCGGGCGCGGCCATCGCGCTGCCCAACGCCGAGTTGGCACCCTCCGCCAGCGCCTTCGCCGCCTGGCCGCCGATGGCGCGCATCTGGCCTTCGATGCCCTTGGCGCTGGCAGCTACGTCGAGCCAAGAAATTCCTTCGGAGCCGCCGGTGGTCATACGAGAAAGTCTGACATCGACCAGCGACGCCACCTACGACCGTTCAGCGCATGTTGGGGCTATGCGGCGCCGCCGAGCAGGGCGCTCACAGCCTCGATCTCCCGGGGCTGGACGACTGGAAAGGAGTCGCCGCCTTGGCGAAGGTGCCGGGGCGTCTTACGTTAACGGCGCCCACCGACAGGTCGGGTGTCCACCCGCGGCTGGCTGGTGTTCCGCATCGACGACACCGAGGGCGCACTGGAGGCCCAACTGCTGCGGGTGCTGGTGGCCGTGCGGTCGATCGATCCGTCCTGTGCCCGGCGCAGGATTTGACGGTCCCAGCCGCCCGGTGGCGCCGCCCCAAGCTCGAGCTCGGGGAATTACCCGGCTGGGTAATTCCCTGTGCCTCAAGCTCTTTCAGTCCTAGCCGACATCAACGGCGTACTGCCGGAAGGGATTTCGGTGTTGCGGACCCCCTGCAGGTTCGCCAGGGTGGTCAGCACCGTGATGGCCGCGTAGACCGTCCCGACGTACTCCTCGCCTTTGGAGAGGTTCACCTCGATCAGCTCGGACTCGCGGCGTTTCGGGAGTCCACGCCGAGTCCATGCCTCGTGGGAGGAGGCTCGGAAAACCGGCGTTGAGCTGCGCCGATATGTGGTGCGCGATACTGGGATTGAACCAGTTCATCCGGGGGTCTGTGACCTGCGGGAATTGTTGGTCTACCTGGCATGATAGCGGAATCTCGCGGCATCTTGTAGTACGCTGAAGGAACCTCGTCGAGTCCACGGGGAGTCCACGCAGCGAGGGCTAAGTGACCCTCAATACGCGACGTGAGTATTGGGGGTCACTTATGAGTAGGGGGATCGGGGTGTTGCAACGCGAGATCCTCGCCGAACTCGCCCACGACCACGAGCGCTACGACGAGGACGAGCGCGGCCTGTGGATGACCGAACTGCGCGAGTTCCTTGGCGGCTACACCGATATCCGGCAGCTTCGCCGCGCCGTGCGCGCGCTAGAGAGCCGGGGGCTGGTCGTCATCACCAAGCACCACATGTTGCACCAGCGGGGTTCGGCGCTGCTCGTTCGTATCACGGGCGCCGGTCTGGCGGCTGCGCGATGACACAAGGACAGGGCCGCAGGAACCAGGACAAGGGCGCGTTCGGCACCGTCTCCAAGCTGCCGTCGGGGCGCTGGCGGACCCGCTACTACGGCCCCGAAGGCCGCAAGGGTCGCCGCTACACCGGGCCGACGTTCACCACCAAGAAAGCCGCCCGGCAGTGGTTGAACAGCGTGCAGACCGACCAACTGCGCCGGGTGTGGACCGAACCCACCCCGGAGACCTCGGCGCCGGGCGCCGGGGTGCTCACGCTCGCGTCCTACGCGGGGCTGTGGTTAGCCCAGCGCGACCTCAAGGACCGCACCCGCGAGCACTACCGGGCGCTGCTCGACGCCCAGATCCTCCCTGCCCGCCTGGCCCGGCTGCCGCTCAAGGACATCACCGCCGACGATGTGCGGGCCTGGTACGCCCACCTGGACCGGTCCACGCCCACCCTGCGCGCCCACGCCTACGGGCTGCTGCGCACGATCATGGGCACCGCCGTCACCGATCAGAAGATCCCGGCGAACCCGTGCGTGATCCGCGGCGCCGGGAGCACCAAGCGGGCCAAGCCGATCCGGATCGCCACTCTCGACGAGCTGGTCAAGCTGACCGACGCCATGCCCCAGCGGTACCAGGCGATGATCCTGCTCGCGGCGTGGTGCGCGCTGCGGTTCGGCGAACTCACCGAGCTGCGGCGCCGCGACATCGACCTCGACGACCGGGTGATCCGGGTCTGCCGCGCCGTGGTCCGCACGAAGGAGGGCTTCACCGTCACCAGTCCCAAGAGCGAGGCCGGGACGCGGGATGTGGACGTTCCGCCGCACCTGCTGCCCGCCCTGCGCGACCACCTCGTCGAGCACGTCGAACCCGGCCCGAACGCGCTGCTGTTCCCGGCCGAACACGGTCGGCACCTGGCGCCGGCCAGCTTGTACCGAAGCTTCTACAAGGCCCGCGACGCCGCCGGGCGCCCCGATCTGCGGTTCCACGACCTGCGCCACACCGGCGCCGTGCTGGCGGCGGCCACCGGCGCCACGCTGGCCGAACTGATGGCCCGGCTCGGGCACTCCACCCCGGGCGCCGCGCTGCGCTATCAGCACGTCGCGGCCGGGCGCGGGCGCCAGATCGCCGACGCACTCTCGAAACTCGCCGAACCGGACACACCGTAGAACATTGAAGGAATACCGGGGAACTGATGGTAGCCTCTACGGCGGACCGCAGGGTCCGGGCGTCACATAGCGGGCGCTCGCCGGAGCAGTCCGGATTGAAGCTTCGCGCCGATGGCACTCCCTGCGGGATCGGCGTATCTGACTACGGTGTACGTGCCAGCCGAGACCGAAAGGTTTCGCCGTGCCTACGCCACTGCTGTTGTTGTGGCTCATCGCCACCGCGGTCGCTCCGTCTAACCGGGCCGATCGCCGCCGCCGCTGGGCCTCAGTCAAAGACACCGCCGCCTACCTCGGGGTAACGCCCCGCACCATCCGGCTGATGGTCGCCGACGGCCGGTTGGTGCAGCATCACCTCGGCGCCCGGATAACGAGGTTCGACCTCGACGCGATCGACGCCGCCCTGATCGCCAGCACATCCGAACCCGCTCCACAGCCGCCGCAGCTTCGCGGTCGCCCTGCACCGGTCACCCCGGAGCCCAAGGTGTGCTCGCGCTGCGGCGCGATGAGACCGGGCAGCGATTACGGCCCGGACCGCAGGGCTGCCGACGGCCTGCGCAGCGCCTGCAGGCTGTGCGAGACCGCCGACGCGCGGGGCCGCTACCGGGCGGGGACGGGATCTGACCCGGCATGAAAACACCCCCGGCGTTGGGGCCGGGGGCGACGGTGACGAACCAGTGCCGATCATCCTATAGCCCGGCCCCGACAACACTTGACATCCCGCCCCGCTCCAGGCGGTGGCGCTGATGAGTGACGCCAAGTTCCGGTGGTTCGAGGACATGAACCACGACGAAAAGATGCCGCCGCTGCATCGGTGGATCGTGGGCTACTGCGGCATCCGGTACGCGATGGAGTCCGAGGGCCTCGTCGTCAAGATCCGCCAGCAGACCGTCGCCAGGCATCTCAGCGTCGATCCCAGCACCGTCAAAAGAGCTTTCCGATCGGCCCGGATGCGCGGCTGGCTCAACAAGAAAGGTGAGGGCCAGCGCGGGCGAGGACACCGCGAGGCCGACACCCATGTGCTGACGAGACCCACCGAAATGGGGGGCGCCAGTGACACCCATTTAATGGGTGACACCAGTGACACCCATTTCGATAAATGGGGGGCACCAGAGTCCGAAATGGGGGGCACCAGTGACCCCTGGACGGAGAAATGGGGGGCACCAGAGTCCGAAATGGGGGGCAGCGCCAACGTTTCTACCAGCGCAAACAACGGTCTCCAGGGATTAGATACAGGGATTAGTAAGTACTCCAGGGTTTTTGGTAAGGGATCGCACTCTTCGAGCGCGACCCCACAACCCGATCCGGAAGCCGAACGCGAACGCCAACAAGCAGCCCTCCGCGACACCTACCGACAAGACTTCGAAGACGGGCCGCTGACGCGGCCCGAGCCTGGAGGAAGAAAAGATCCCGATCGCCTCGACCCCGAGGAAAACGACGGCCCCAAGGTCATCAACGGCAGGGTCGTCACCTCGCGTGACTACGCCAAGATCCTGGAGGCCGCCCGCTATCTGGGCGGGGTGAACATCACCGCCGATGCGCTCGCTGAGGGCGCGCGGGCCGTGGGCTATGACCTCGACATCGTCACGGCGCACTTCGTGCTGCGCGACCTTGAAACGAGCGGGCTGGCGTTCGTCGCCCGCAGAGGCTCCCCGGCCGGGAAAACCGCCTGGACCCTGATCGAGGCCGGATGATGACCCACCACGGCATCGCCGAGCACATCGCCGCGCTGGAAGCCCGCCAGGCCGCCCGCCGCGCCTGGGCCGACTGGTACCTCGACATGCTGACGGCGCTGATCGACCGGGAGGACCGGCGTATTGCGAACCTCAAGGCCGTCGCCGCCGCCCAGGCGGCCGCCGAGCTGAAAGCCGTCCCCACCCGGAAGCGAAGCCGCCGATGAGCCGCCGTCGCCGGGTGCGGCTAACCGCCGGGCGCCGCGGGCAGGCCCCCATGTTCCACGCCACCCGCGCCCGCCGACGGTTCAAGCCCCGAGCGCCCAGCGCCGTGTTCGCGCTGCGGGATGCGACCAACTGCGAACGCTGCTCGCAGTTCATGCCGGCCGACACCCTGGTCTGCTTCGACCCCTACGGGCTGCTCGTCCACGACAACTGCGTGCCACTCAAACCGTTCGACCCGCTGTGAACACCCCACCGAAAGGAACACGATGACCGACACCGATGACACCACCGCCCGCGACGACTGGGTCGAGGAGTTCATCGACCGGCTCCTGGACACCGCCATCGACTTCTACAGCGAGGACCCCGCGAACGCTCCGGTGTTCAAGGCCGCCGAGGCCGCGTTCGACGACGTGCTCGACGAGGTCGACTACAGCTGCATCGCCTGTGTGCGCAGGGTGGTGGGCGCCCTGGCGCTGAATTACGCCCGCCTGGTGAATCACGCCGCCCGGGCCGACATGGAGCTCGAGGAGTTGGATCGCGATCTGGCCGCCCAGGCCGCCCAGCGCTGGCTTGATCAGCTGGCCGTGCCGGTGCCGGTCAGTGACGGCCAACTCGAACTGCCGACCGGGGAGAACCCAACATGACCGACACCGGCACCTACGCCGACGGGTTCCGCAAACGCATCAAGGCACTGACCGACGACGACGAGCTGCGCGAGGCCGGCGGCTCGATGTCCGCCATCCGCGCGGTGCGCGCCCTGATCGTCTCCGGCGCCGACCTGACCGCCCTGGACGCCGACGGTCTGTACGGCCTGGACTGGTTGTGCAGCCACGCCGAGCTGGACGCCGGGCTGCTCTGGTGCGGTGGATGGCACGTACCGCGATGACCACCTGGCGCGTGACCCTCAATGACGAGTCCACCGCGTCGATCGAGGCCGACCGGGTCGACGTCGTCGACGGCGGGGCTCTCGCCTTTGCCGTAGCGGCTGAACCGCCCCCGGCCGGGATGGCCGAGGTCTGCATCCTCTCGGCCCGCTCGTGGCGGTGGGCGGTGGCCGACGGCGCCGCGGTGACGTTCAGCAATCCGGCGTGGGGCGGCGCGCAGACACCGGCGCCGGCGGCCCCGAAATTGATTCCGGCGACCGACCCGGTGCCGCCGCGGCGCGGGTGGTGAGACACCGCCGCTCGGTGCATGATGACCGTCGTGACGGCTGCATCAGCCCGAATGCCGATCATCTGCGCCGGCTGCCACACCTGGTTCGTCCCGGCCCGCGCGGGCGCGCGGTACTGCACCGGCCGGTGCCGAACGCGACAATGGCGGGCCCGCCACCCGGGCAAGTGGGCGCTCATCACCTGGTACCTGCACAAGGGCGGCGGCGCCCAGGGCGGCCATCACGAGATCAGGGCGCGCTTCAAGTACTTCACGGCCCAGGCCGCCGCGCTGGCCGCCGCGCCGACCGACGAGCCGTACACGATCGTCGATCGCCTTGTTTCGGCGCCGCCGCGGCCGACGATCGAGCAGCTGCTCAGTCGGCATGTGGAGGTGCAACTTGAGTCTTGAAGCCGCTCACGCCGCGGCGCGGGCGAAAGCCGACACATCGCTCGACCCGGCCGATCATCGGTACGCCAACGCGCTGGCCGCTGCGCTCGCGGCCCGCAAATGGCTCCACGATCGCCATCGCGACCCGGTCGCACCCACCGACGACATCGCGCCCTGGAGCCAGGTGAGCGGCGCGGATTAGCGGCCGTCGGTTGAACTGCGGCAAATGTCGCAGTTGCAACTGGCGCAAATGCCCCAGTTGGAAGCGTCAACTGCCACATTTGTTGCAGTTGAAACACGATGACAGTTGAACTGGGGCAACTCTTACATGTGTAAGAGTTCACCGTCCTTGCCGACAGTCGTGCGGTCGGGATCAACTGATGCATTTGCATCAGTTGATTTCCACCTGAGCCTGACCCCTCCTAGGTGTCCAGTTACGGACACCCCGCCGAATGTGCCGCTGAGGGTCGGACGCCGGGGATACGATCATCGCCAGGCGTTCTGTGACGCTGACACCGCGACGGCGGCCGTCGGACAGCCAGGCGCCAGGGATCGCTAGGGGACGCGGCGTCCCGCCAATCGTGAAGTTCCCAGCGTGTGCGGAACCGGCCGTGGTCTTTGGCTCGTCACCGGCGACCGGTTCCGCCCCTAACCCGAATCGAAGTGCCAACCCATGACCGAGACCGTCGATCTCACCCTTTTGACCCAGCGCCGCGCCCAAATCCGCGCCGCGGCCCAGGACATGCTGCTGGAGGCCCGCGCGCAGGGACGCGACACTCTCACCGCCGACGAGGCCGCCCGCCACGCCGAAGCGCTGGCCGAGCTGCGCGGCATCGACGACGACCTGCGCCGCGCCGAGCAGATCAACGGCAACGGCGTGCTCGCGAGCCTGCGCCGGGCGGCCCCGCAAAGATCGGCCGGCCGCGGCGGCGACGAGCACCTGACCTATCGGCGCCACGACCGTCGCACCAGCTGGGTCCGCGACCTGATGGCGCACAGCCTCAACCGCGACGAAACCGGGGAAGCGCGGGCCCGGCTGGCCCGTCACGCCGAGGAAGTCAGTACCTCGCCGTCGTACCTCGAGTACCGCGACATCAGCCGGGTCGATGGCCAGGGCGGCTATGCCGTCCCGCCAGCGTGGTTGATGGACCAATACATCGAATTGGCCCGTCCCGGTAGGGCTTTCGCGAACCTCGTGCAACGCCAGGCGCTGCCCGGAGGCACGGATAGTATTAATATCCCAAAGCTGTTGACCGGTACCGCAGTTGGCGTTCAGACCGCCGACAACACCCCGGTCGCCGAGGTCGACCTGACCGACACCTTCATCAACGCCCCGGTGCGCACCCTCGCCGGCGCGCAGTCCGTCGCCATCCAGTTGATAGACCAGAGCCCGATCGCCTTCGACGATGTCGTTTTCCGCGACCTGGTCGCCGCCCATGCAGCGGTCACCGACACCCAGGTGCTGGCCGGCACCGGGTCCAACGGCCAGGTTCTGGGGGTGGGCAACACCCCCGGCATCACCACCATCGCGGTGTCCGCTTTGACCATCCAGGGCATCTACTCGGCGATCGCCAACGCCGTCCAGACCATCCACAGCACCCGCTTCCTGCCGCCCGAGGTCATCGTCATGCATCCCCGGCGGTGGGGCTGGCTGCTGAGCCTGCTCGACAACGCAGGACGGCCGCTGTTCATCCCCAACGCGGGCGGTCCGTTCAACGCCGCGGGCATCCTGACCGACGTCGACTCCCAGCAGATCGTCGGCACCACCCACGGCCTGCCGATCGTCACCGATCCCAACATCACCACCACGGCCGGCGGGTCACCGGGCGACCAGGACATCATCTACGTCTTGCGGGCCAGTGACCTGGTGCTCTGGGAAAGCGGAGTCCGGGCCAGGGTGCTTCCAGAGGTCAAGGCGCAGAATCTGACCGTGGTGCTCCAGGTGTTCAATTATTTGGCTTTTTCGGCGGGTCGTTATCCGCAGAGCGTCGTTGAAATAACTGGCTTGACGGCGCCCAGCTGGTAAGGATCTCCCTTCCAAGACCTTCGGGATGCCGACAGGGGAAGGACGGCGCGCAGCCGGCGGGGGTGAACGGAACTTCACACGCACGCCTCGTGTCCACCGGCGGACACGCCGCGCCGGGTATCCCACCGAAGACGAAATCGGCAGGGCCCTGCCGACTTTCACATCGTGGACACAGGTCAAGAAGTTTGCCAAAGCCGCCCCCGGCGGCTGCGGCCCTCCGCCCGCAAGAGGGGTTCATCGGTTGAACCCCTCCTCGACAAGCTCGGGGCGTCTGCCACTACCTCCGGTTAGGCGCCCCCGGGGCGGACGCGGCGCGCTGTTCCTTTCCGGCGCGCCGTGTCCGCGTGGAAGCCCCGGGAAACCCGCGCCGCACCAACCACCCCACCGCAGGCCCGTTCGTCGCCCCACGGCCGCACCACGGGGCCGCAGGCGGCATCCTGGCAGCCGAACCACACCCATGTAAGACGCGCGCCGGTCCACTTGAGGGGTTCAACCGATGAACCCCTCCTTGCTGAGGCCACCGGAGGGGTTCAACCGATGAACCCCTGCGCAAGCCGGGAACCATCCCGGGAGGGTGACCCATCCCGGGAGGGGGACCCCATCCGGGGGAGGACCCCATCCCGGCAAGGGGACCCCGGAGGGGTTCACGCAATGAACCCCCTTGAACCTTGAACCCACCCGGTTCGGGCTTCAAGGGTTCACCGGTGGGTTCAAGGTTCACCGGTGGATCGGCAAAGTCTGCGACGGCGAGCGCCTCGAGCGGGAATCCGAAAAATCGCTCTCTCTGGATACGCGCGCTCCCTGGAATCGCCGTGGGATCTCCCTGCAAACGCGCAGGATGGTCGACAATGGTGGCGTGGAGATCGTCAGCGACTACCGGGCGCGGCGAATGCGCGCGCAGGGCATGTCATTTCGCGAGATCGCGGCGGAGACCGGGACTTCCCTCACGCGGGTGCGCCGCTCGTTGCGTGGCATCGACACGGGCCGGATGCGTCGCGAGATCCGCGCCGAGATCCGCGCCTCTGGCGGGTTGAGGCGGTGGTGGGATTCGCCGCCCGAGCCGGAAGCGGGGCGCGGTGACCGAGCGTATCTACAGTGACCGGCCGGCGCCGGAGTTCGATCCGAGCATTCGCCGCCGGTTGGACACCCAGGACATGCGTGAGCGCGACGCCGAGGTGGCGCGGCTGCGTCGTCAGCGCGTGCCGTTCCGGGTGATCGCGGCCCGGCTGGGCATGAGCCTGGGCAGTGTGCAGAAGTCGGTGCGCCGTCATGGGCCGTAGGCGCACCACCGGGGTGGGCACGGGCCGCAAGCGCCGCACCGACGGGGTGGACCGGGGAGCCTACCGGGTGCTGCGCGAGCTGTTCTTGCGGCGGTGTCAGGTCGAGGGCGCGCAATGCTGGTTCGACTGCGGTACGCCGATGGACTGGAGCCTGGCCTATCCCCACCCGCTGTCGGCGTCTGTCCACCATGTGATTCCCGTCGGCGCCGATTCGGGCATCAACGAGCTGGACGTCAATAACTGGGGTTGTGCTCATTTGCGGTGTAACCAGATCGGGGCGGCGTATGACGGCGGCGCTGAGGACTCGGCGGGTGTTCCGGATACGGGCGTCGAAAGCGAGCCTTGGTGAGGCCGTGACCTGCGGTTTTGGCGTCCAGCAAACTCCGATTCGTGCCGGAGCTTAAGGCGATAACGCCAATGGCACCGTGTGGCGGCTGTGACAGCTGGGGAATTTTGCGGAATTTCCCCGATTTCCGGGGCGGACGGCGCGTGCATCAGAATCCGCTCGATTCGCCTCGATCGAGGTCGACGAACTCGTGGCCCAGCAACGAGGCGATCGGGCGGTTGAACGACGGATTTGGCGTGCCGAGCGAGAACTGGGATGTGACGCTTCTCAACGACTACCGTCCCTGATCTGCGGTTTTCGCCAGCAAACTCCGGTTTTCGCCGTGATTTAAGTCGGGTACGGCAATTCGTCGCATGGGCGGTCGGGGGGGCGCAAAAACCCCGGCGCCTGTGTGACGACAGGCCCGGGCGTGGTCGGGCGGTGGGAGCCCAACGTGGTCAAGCCTAGAGGGGTTCATCGGTTGAACCCCTCTGTGTGCAGCGTCGGCGTTAGTGCGGCGTCCCGGCCCCGCCGGCGAGCTGCGGGGCGCGGTTGCCGGCGACCACCGCGGACTGGACGTGGCCCTGGAAGACGTGGTCGGGGGTGTCGGTGACGTGCATGGTGATCTGGGTGCCGATGATGTTGCCGCCCGTGGCGGCGGCTGGGGGGACGGCGGCGGGCGGCTGGCTGGCCGCCATCCAGGACGCGACGCCCGCGGGCGGGCGCGGTGCCATGCCGGGCAGTGTGCCGGTGCGGGCCTGGTAGTCGGCCAGCGCGCTGCGCGCCGGGTGCATCACCCAGTCGGTGGCGCTGGTGTAGTTCGCCAGCTGGGCACCGTCGCCGCCGCTGAACGACGCCGGGCCGATCGTCGGGCCTTGGTAGCGCCAGTCCGGTCCGCCCGGGGCCGACGGGCCGGACTGGCCGGGGCCGGGCTGCGCCGGGATGTGCGGCAGCTGGCGC